AACGCGTATATACTGGTCTTTCTCCACGTGGGTCTTATGACTGCCATCGTGTTCCATTTCGGTGAATGTACCTGATCTGTGTTGTTCTCTAATGCGTGTGTTCTCAGGTGTATCATCATACTCTTTGAAGTGACCTTCTTTGGTTTGATAGATCTTGTTATGGGGATAGTTCTCTGTAGCACGTTGATTATTATCGCCTTTCTTTGGGAGTGACCCTAGAACGAGAGGGAGTTGTGAATCCTTACCATCCAGAAACATACCGAAAACGTGAGTTCCCACTAACAAACCAAGATACTGTCCTACTGGGTTATCTTCATAGGAGTGCACACCTGTAGTGGTAGGGACTACGATCTGTGCCCAAGGGAGATCTTTATCGTCTATTTCGTCATAGACTCCAAAAATCTTTACTCGAACACGTCCTATCTGGAGAGGATCATCCTTTACATTGACGACCTCACCAAGGAACCAACGTGTTTGATCACCATAGTATTCAATAAATTGTTTCGGTATCATTTGTGATATGCTCTATGAGTTAGTTTAGTTGCGGTAAGGGTTACGTCATATCCTTCTTTCTTAAAAGAGTGTTTCGCGGCGTAGATAATGTAGTTACCCGTCAACATTCTATCAATAGAATCTTTAAACGTTTCAGGATCGGGTTGTGCGGACTTAAACATGAATGTATGTAGAGTGCCGACTGTATTGAGTGTGTTGTATGTGAAATCGTGACCGTCTACAACTGCAATGATAGAGTCATATGCGAGGAGTGTTTTCATCGCACGAGACACAGAGACGTGTTTATAGAACGAGGTTTTGGTACTCTCGTTGATAGTCGGTAGATCATAGGCGTTGGTACCTCCAATCTGAGTGATCAGACGGTTACCTACCTGAGTGTCCTTATGTGACTTGATTTGATTGAGCGGGGCGTCGTGGACGGTGTAGTGGTCCATAACCAGAGGTTCTCCGGTCACACCTTTGTCTTTCACACGTTGGTTGATATCTACTTCGTGGTCGTAGTCGATCTTATGTATCTGTAGATCGGTCACATCGATGTATTGATGGGTTGCACCGAACAGACCCTTTTGAATGAGTTGTTGGAAATCGTTGGCAGTCTTCTGTTCAAACTTCTTGATAGTACGACGTTGCGCGATAGACTCTTCGTGTTGAGTGGACTGGAAATTGTTGAATGGAATACCACCGGCTCCTTCGGTCCACGGTTTCTGGTTCAACATAGTCTCTAGGTCTAGGAAGATGAGATGATCCGGACCCCCTTCGTTCGATCGAGATACGGTCGAGAATAAAAAAATCGGAAACCCTTCGTTGTTAGTCGCACGGTTCTTGACCCAACACGCAGCGTCGAGTGGTGTCATATTAGGAACAATGACCTTCATCTCCTGTACGTCGAACGGTGGTCCTGTCAGACTACGTTCTTTGATATATGACTCTAGGATGTTTTTGATAATCGTGTAAGGTTTGCCCTCATAGGACTTATTGACGTTGATCGCATTGGACTCGTACCAGATCTCCTCGACCAAGTGAAGAATGACAACCTGAGTATTCTCGTTCTGTCCTTCTCTTATCTTCTCAATGATCTTATCAACGCGGAAATACTTATGGATGAACGTGACCTTCGGTTTCTCGACGCGTTTTATCTCGATCTCCACACGATCACCCGTAGCGACACCCACACCAGAGAGTAGATTGGATGTGTCCTGAAATGCGATTACGCCGGTCAACCACGGTTTGTCGATGTGTTCGAAAAGGTCAACGTCCAAGACAATATCACGCAGATCCAGTTTGGCTTCTGGGTTCCAAGACGGACGCAACTCTAACTTTTTGTATTCAAAAACCGTTGCTGTTTCTGTGTTGGGTTCTGTGTTCTTATTCTCATTCATGATCGTAATGCGTCAGACACCGCATCAACAACCTGACGAATGGACTCAGGACGAATGACAGAGATCTGCTTCAATTGGTTATTGGACTTGACATAGAAATCGTAGTGTGTCACGATAGTCTCAGATGGTGTTGGTTTTAGGTCGATCCAATTAGTGATGACCTCACCGTCCTGTAGATAGTGACGCGTAGACAGATACTGAGGGACCGCTGACTGTGCTTCGATCGTCTCGATCTGTTCACCCACCACGGATGTGATAGACTCTGGTGCACCGTCGTTCTTGAATGTGTCATTTGTTTCAATAACGAGTTGACCCAGATCGACGTTCTTGTCGACAATGACACCACCCGCACCTGAGCGTTGACCAGTGACGATCTGACCGACTTTAAATTTGTCGGTGATATCACTAGTGGTATTAAGAACGGTGTGTGGGTAGTCTTTCTTAACCTTAGCGAGGACCTCTAGATCCGTCAGTGGCCATCCGGACTCACGTATCTGCGGATTGAGTAGATACAGAGTCCAGTGCAACTGAGGGTTGTTATAGAGTTTATATGCGACGTGGTCTGGACGTTCACCGTGTTGGATGATATAGTCTTGATAGAACGAAGAATTCGCACGGACCTTATCGACTACCTCCGAATATCGTGTGATGTCCTGCATGACGCCGTTACCCGCGTTGAACGGGTAAAGGATCTTTGGCATACTCTGAAAAAACATTAGAATCCGTCCCTTATATCTTGTGCGTTGAGTGTCATATCCTCACGGAAAGACAACGCCAATGTGTACTCCGATGGATAACTTCTACCACTACCTTTGTGATAGGTCATAGTAGAGGGGTTATAACTGGTGGATACAGATTCCAAAATACAAGGTTTTATCTTGGTTCCCACTGGTCTGTTGTATGCAGAGAATTCTATCTGAAACATGTGTGGGTAGACAAATCCAATTGAAACACCACCCGTTGCAATGGACTCTGGGTATGCGTGTTCACGGAATCTCTTAATGATGTCTTCGACTTCCTTTGCCTCTTTTTCCGACACCGGAATAAATTTAAACTGTAATTGGAAAGACCTGAGACCAACACCTTTAAACATGGCACGGGTGTTTGGATTAACGGTCACTCCCATCGAGAGACCAAACGCAGCATTTAGTTCTGGTGCCAATTTTTTTACCGAACCTGCCATTCTAACCGCGCCCAGTTTTGCATACTCAGTGCCACTACCAGACATAGCGTCTGATACCGAACCAACTCCATCTGAAATCATAGATCCGATTGCGTCCATGATACTTCCACCGGAATTAAGGGCATTTAAAGCACCTGCACCCAAGGCACCTAACTCAAAATTACTATATTGTAACGCATCACTCACTGCGTACCCAGCAGGCAGATACAGACTGATATTTTTCATGATATCGGTTCTTGACGCATCATGCATCACAAGAGGGGGACTATTTTCTTCGGACTCTTTATATGCCTGCGCCGCAGATTCTGTTGCAGATAAAGAATTTCCCTCTTCATCCTTCAAGGGATTGTTGTCTACTTTAGCCGCAAGATACGCATCTAGTCCCGCTTTCAGGTCTTCAATCATGCTTCCACCACCTGTAACAGAGGCACTTTCTCTCTTGAGAATCCTAAACTTCACCTCGCAAGGGTAACGGTCATTGTCGTGCATAGGATACTTCAGAGGTTTGGCCGGGGCAGGAGATCCTCCTTTGGACTTTTCCTTCATTTTCTCCGCGGCGTCATCTGCTTTCTGTTTTGCTTCAGTAGATACCTCCGCTAAGGCGTTTTTAATTTCGTCCATTTGATAAACCTACAGTTCTATAAATATCGTTACACTATTTATACACGAAATCAATGAACCTAGTAGACGACACTAAATTCCTGACTGAGGGATGGGACACCATTGAGGGTCACGTCCTGCCTGATACTAAGACGTGTCTCGCATTTGCGAGTATACTATCTATGACGCAAGCTAAAACCATCTTCGAGATCGGGTTTAACTTCGGTCACAGTGCGTACACGTTCCTGTCCGTAGACCGTCGTGTGCGAATACACTCCACTGACATAGGTCAATACCCACAGACAGAAATCAATGCGTGGAAGATGAAGGAACAGTTCAAGGGTAGATTCCAGTTCACCCTATGCGACTCACACCAACTGACTCCTGACGACGTATCCGGATACGATATGATCTTCGTTGACGGCGACCACACACCCAAGGGAATGGTACAGGACATGGACCTATGTTCTGACGCAGGCGTCGAGTGGATGTTGGTGGACGACTACGTCCGATGTATGGGCGACCTATACCCCAAGGCAGTCATCGACAACCAACTGGATAGAGAAGACTTCCCGTACCACAAGGTTCGAGAGTTCTACTACCCCTCTACTGACCGCCTCAATTGCATGGTCCTACTAAGACGTTATGAAAACGTATAAAGGAAAGTACAAACCCACCAAACCGCAGAAGTACGCAGGCGACGTGAATGACATCGTCTACCGTTCGGGATGGGAGAAGTACGTGATGATGTGGTGCGACAAGAACTCAGACGTGGTCCAGTGGGTCTCTGAGGAGTTGGTCATACCCTACATCTGCGAGACCGACAAGAAAACCCACCGATACTTCGTCGACTTTGTGATCAAATACAAGTCCGGTCGTGTGGTGTTGGTTGAGGTCAAACCCGCAAAGGAGACCAAGAGACCAGAGAAGAAACAGGGCAAGTCCCGACAGACACTCATGACTGAGGGTCTCACCTACATCAAGAACCAGTCCAAGTGGAAGGCGGCGGTCGAGTATGCAAAGGATCGTGGATACCACTTTGAGATCTGGACAGAGAAAGAACTCACCACAAAGGGCATCATGCCCAAGGCTGCACAACGCATAAAGACCAAGAAACCACTTAAAAAAATACCCCCGTTCAAGAAACGTAAAAAACGCGTATAAATAGAAAGACAGGTTTTAGGACAAGGGTCACATGTCTAAAATATTCCAGAACTTAGAGTTGCAGGCGTTCCGTGCGGGTATCACACCTCGTACCAAGGAATCCCGCAGATGGTTTCAAAACAAGATCAAGAACATGCGCAGTATCAGACGCGAGGACTTGATGGATGAAGATCCACTCAAGAAGACTGGACAAGAGGTTGTGGGTAACATGTACATGTTCTTCTACGATCCCAAGAACAAGAACGACCGAAAGAAACTGCCGTATTACGATGCGTTTCCATTGGTGATTGTGGTGGGTCCTGCAAAGGATGGTTTCTATGGTTTGAACCTGCACTACTTACCTCCGGTACTACGTGCAAAGATGTTGGATGCGTTGATGGACATCACCAACAACACCAAGTTTGACAGCTCGACTCGTTTTAGGGCGTCCTATCAACTCTTGACTAAAACCGCAAAACTTAAACACTTCAAACCGTGTTTTAAACACTATTTGAATAAACACGTTTCAGGTAAGTTCGCGATGGTTCCCGCCCCTGAGTGGGAGATCGCGACATTTCTACCGACGGCAGATTTCCGATACGCGAGTAACCAGAAAGTCTACTCCGACTCGAAAAGTATGATAGGCGACTAACGCATGGCAGGAATAGAAGAACTAAAATCAAAGGTGAGTCTCAAGAACGGTCTTGCGATGGGTCACCAGTATGCGGTACAACTACCTAAATGGAGTGGAGTAGACGGCGAGACCATGAACCTACTCTGCAAGTCTACGGACCTACCAGGCAAACAGATAATGACTGTGGACCGTCAGATAGGTGCGCATTTAGAAAAGGTTCCGAACGGATATGCGGTTGCAGACATCAACATGACGTTCTACATGACCAATGATTACGGTCCCAAGAAATACTTTGATACGTGGATGTCTAAGATGATCAATGAGGACGACGGGTCTCTCGAATGGAAGAGAGGGAAGTCCGGAACTGGCGGTTTTGTGAGAGACATCACGATCCACCAGTTGTCAAAACCACAGGCACGTGTTGGGTTTGATCTGGGAATCCTCGATGTGAATTTCGATATATTGGGTAGCTCTATATACAGTGTTAAGCTAATAGACGCTTTCCCGACTACAGTTACACCAATCACATTGGGTAACGACGGGACTATCGTAGAGTTGGCGGTGACTTTCTCATACACTAAGTGGGAAGTGAAGAAAGACCTACGCGATAAACTGAGTGACTTCATTGATGCCAAGATCGGTATCAATTTAGGTGGTATAATTTAATTATTAGGGTACATTATGGCATTACCAAAACTGAATGAGTTGCCGAGTTATTCGGTGACTATACCTTCGTCTGGACAAGAGACTACATTTCGTCCTTTTCTGGTCAAGGAACAAAAAGCACTACTCATCGCACTTGAAACTCAAGAACGAAGAGACATTTTACGTGCTGTGATTAGAACGATTAACTCATGTATTGAGGAACCTTTGTCTGGAAGTCTGACAACGTTTGATGTGGATTATCTGTTCACTAAGATCCGCGCCAAGTCGGTAGGTGAGACTGCAAACATACAGATGACATGTTCTGAATGCGAATCGGTAAATGATATCACCGTTGACCTAGAAGACATAGAGGTGGATGGAGATGTTCCGGAGTCAAGAATACAGATAACCGATGACATCATCGTTGAAATGAGGCTTCCTACATACGAGGATTTCTTGAACAACAAAGAACTCTATGCGAGTCCAACTGTTACTGAAACGTTATTACATCTAATTATCAGTTGTATGGATTCTGTTCTGACCGAAGACGAACGATTTTCAATAAAAGATGAGTCAGCAGAAGAGATCGTAAAATTTTTAGAGTCTATGACAAGTGACCAGTTTGAAAGGATATCTAAATTTGCCACCAGCATCCCAAGTGTCTCTAAAGAGATATCTTTCACTTGTGGGTCTTGTGGTCACGAGAATTCATCCGCACTGAAGGGAATTGACCATTTTTTTTAATTAACCTCTCTCACGATAACCTGACAAACTACTATCAGGTTAATTTTCAGTTGATGAATAACTTCAACTATTCGTTAGCAGAGGTGGAAACTATGATACCGTGGGAGAGAGAAATCTACCTGACCATGTTGATTGACGATATACAAGAAAAAAACGAACGCGCAAAACGACAGGGATAAACCATGAGTAGCCTGCAAGAAGTATCGGACAGATTAGGAGAACAGAACGATCTCATCTTAGAGATCGGAACTGATCTGTACTCCTATCTGGATAAGATAACACCACAACTGGCAATGCAATCGACCCTTCTGAGAAATCTGAAGAGTAACAATGACAAATTGATGGGTCAAATGCGAGATCAAGAGAACCGATCGTTTGGTAAGGATCTTGAAAAACAAAGAGAATCCGGACAGTATAATACTCTTTCTCTAGGATACCTCCAATCCATTGATGCGTCAATGAAGAAACTTGCGGGGACAGGAGTCGCGGCCGCACCGGAATCCAAAGGGCCGGGGATCGGTAAACAATTTGCGGGTGCCCTTATGGGTGGTCTTGGTGCGGGTCTCAAAATATTTTCAGGACTCGCTGCACTTGGTTTTGGTATCGGTGGGTTCTTCACTGGACTCGCATTGGGTGACAAGGCGCAGGCACTCATAGACACCGACATGACTACAACCAAGAAGAATATGATTACCTTGGGCGAAGCGTTTGCAGAAACCCCTCTTGAAGGTCTACTTGCAATGGGTGCACTCGCTGCAGTCGGTGCAAAGTTTGGTAGCATGAAGGGTGCGATGAATATGACTTTCTTTGGTGCGGGTCTGGGTGGTTTCTTCGCGGGTCTTGCATTAGGTGACAAGGCAGGTGCCTTACTACAAATTGACGGTTCTGCATTGACGACTATAATGGGTTCTGTCGCAGCTGGATTAAACCAGTTTGACGACACTTCTCTACTCGCGTTGGGCGGTATCATTGGTATGTCTAAACTGCTGGGTGTCTCTTCTGCGATACTTCTACCTGCAATGGGTGTTGGTCTCGCTGGATTCTTTGGTGCGTTCGCAGGCATCGGCGACATATTGGGTAAGATAGGTGTGAATGGTGAGGGTCTTCGTGAGTTACTCAAAAATACTGCGGGTGGTCTTGCACACCTCAACGAAATAGACGGAGTCAATCTCCTCGCCGTCGGTGGTGGTATGGTCGCAGTGGGTGCGGGTATGGCCGCTATCATGGGCGCTGACTGGGTCAAAGGTATCGGTGACTTCATCGGTGGTCTGTTCGGTAAAGACGAAGAGGACGACATATTTGCGAAAACCGCACGTTCCCTAAACAAGTTGAACGACGTTGATGTGGATGTAGACAGACTCAAGGGTCTGGGTGAAGTAGGAGAGACGTTCTCAAAACTAGCGGGTGCTTTACAGATACTAGACGATACTGATATGGACGATATCAAAGAACGTCTCCATGATCTAGGTGAGACTGTCGCATACGCAATACCTCTATTTGATGTAATGAACAAGGGCGGTACCATCGGTGAAGGTATGATCGATGGGTACAGTGAAATGAATTTTGTGGATGGTGAAGGTAAGCCAATGGGATTACGAGATGTCTCCACAGAATCTATTGAAAAAATGAAGACTGCGGTTTCTTTCACTACACCAGAGCCTACCAAAGGAAGCCAATTGACGACAGAAACAACGCAGATGCAGATCGCACAAAGCACATCACCTGCACCTACAGTCATCAATGCGCCGTCTACCACCACGAACAATCAAGGTGGTTCAACAGCCATGATTCAGAGCAACATTGTCGCTGTCGACCCGTTCACTTCGGGCACATCGAACGTATAAAAAAGGGGACCGAAGTCCCCAT